GGCATCTGTAGTAGAGACTGCACTAACTGTCGGATTGTAGGCCGCGCCTGCACCTGAAGCATTACCAGCATCAGCAGTAACAGCAGTGGCTGTACTTACTGTAGGATTATATGCAGTGCAGGTTCCAGACGCACTGCCTGCCTTAGCCTTTATAGAAGCGCGTGCATTATAAGTAGTACCGGTACCAGCAGCATCGTCTGCTGGTGCATTGGTATCGGTCGGCACCCCGTCCTGGGACAGAACGAGGCCGAGTGTGATGTGCGGGTAAATGTCGCCGGTGGCGCGAAGCGGAACAGACTCGACTACCTCGCTGGGGTTCTTGGAGTAAGGGCGGGCACCGACGAAGCCGGACAGGTTGGTGCCGTTCTGCGACGCCGCCGAGGAGGTCGCGTAATCCTCCGTACCGTCGAGAGCGAGTGACAGAGCGGCGCCGACCACAGTGAACGCGACGTATGCGCCGTGGTCCGTAGTGGTAAGGCCGCCTCGGAACTGTGCGTAGGAGTTGGAGGAAGCCGCGTTCAACACATAGGCGTAGTCGGCGTCGTACCAGCCCGACGTGGGCATGTTGCTGATCTGGACACGGCAATGAATCCACCACTGGGACGACGCCCACTCGACCGCGCCTGGGGTGGTGGTGTCAGCCTGGTGCGCCCCGAGCAGCAGGTACTTGTACGCGCCCGAGTTCCAGGTTCCGGACTCCAGCGTGGTGAACCCTGACGGGATGGACGTGGGGTCGTCAGCGGACGTCCAGGCAATGAGGTGAAGCATCACCTGCCCGGCGAGCGACCCTTCGTACAGGGTGTTGGTGCTCGTGCCCACGGAGAAGTTGACGAGGAACGCATCTGCGGTAGACGCGGCGGTGCCGAACGGGTCGGCGAAGTAGTGATTGTCGAGGGTGGCGGTGACCGTGCCGAACGTGATGGTGCCGTTGTTCTTGGCGTCGGTGTTCCGCAGTTCGAACCAGACGCCGGGGGAGTCGACCCACCCTCGCTCACCGTTGTAGGTGTACGGGGCGATCTGGGCGGTCAGAGGGACCAAGGCGCTCTTGACGCCCGTGTAGTTCCACTCAGCGGCGGTGCCGGAACCTTGGGACAGCCACGTCGTCGTGTCATCTTCGGCGTGGTAGCGGTAGCCGTCCGGGCCGTCGTACATGTAGATGGCGGACGTCGTGGAGGACACGGAGAACCGGATGAAGTTCCCGGTACTCGCCCAGTTTCGTTCGTTGTACTCGACGTAGGCGGGGTCAGTGCGGAACGCCCACGACTCGCTGTCGTTCTTGCGTATCTCCTCGGTGATGTACAGCGTGGAGGCCGGAGGCGATGGCCGCGTCAGGACAGGGTGGTCAGCCGAGACAGGTGGGGAGGAATCGGCATCGACGCTGATGTAGAAGGATTGGGCCATTACTGGCTCCACCAATGAGGCGGCTGCGACCGGGCGAGAACGTGACGCCGCCAAGCCGTGTCCTCCGGGTCGGCAGACAGCGGGGTCGTGTCGTCCACCCATATGCCGTGAATGGTGTTCAGACGGTGGAACGACGGGAACGTGGCCCACGGCTCCAACGGGCCGAGCCGCCCATCGAGGATCGCCTGCGCCCGCAGATCACCAGAGGTCACCATCGCAGTCAGTGTGGACACGTCAGCGTGGTAGGTGACCGGGACGACAGTCTGGTCGTCCACGTTCCGCATGTACCACTTGCCGTCGAGAGGCGACTGCGCCACCCGGTTGTCGGCCACAGCCGCGTCCAGGTCGTCCGGCGCGGTGCCCGTCCCGTCCCACACCAGGAGCCTGTAGTCGAGAGCGATCGGGTTGATACGGCGCACCAGACCCCACGGGCCGAGCGGCCAGTCCTCCGGGTCGTCGTTCCAGCAGCCCCACAGCAGCGTGCCGCTGGCGAAGTCCCAGCCCATGTGGTCCCAGCCCTGCTCGACGTTGCCCTGAATCTCGACAGCGGCGATCCAGCCAGGCTCCAAGGTGAGAATGTCGTTCCCGGTAGGTTCGCCCTTCCGGGGCAGGCCGCGAACGTCCCGTACCCCGTCGATGACGTACTCCACCCAGTCGAGGTCAACACCGCCCGAGGCGGCATCCTTCGCCCACTGGATGCGAACGTAGTAAGGCATCACGGCCTCCCATGCATCATACTAGAACACGCTTTCCAGTAGCCCACGCAACACTAGCATGAGCATACTTAATACCGGCCAGTACGACGGCTACTGAAGGATCGATAGCTATACCGACACCAGAAGCATTACCTGCACCAGCCTCAATAATAGAGGCTGTATCTACTGTGGGATTGTAGCTAGTTCCAGTTCCAGATGCATTATTAGCATTAACCTGAACATTAGAGGTAGCACTTACCGTAGGGTTGTAAGCCGCGGCTGCACCAACAGCACTACCTGCATCAGCCTGAATGTTAGAACTAGTACTTACTGCAGGATTAAAAGCAAAACCCAGCGTAGCAGCTGCACAGATTGCATTAACCTTGACACCAGTACTTACTGCGGGGTTGTAAGCTACTACAGTCCCTGAGGCAAGACCTGCATTGACTTGAACATTAGATGTAGCACTAATAGTGGCACTATAAGCAGTACCAGTGCCAGAAGCATTACCAGCGGGCGCATTAGTAGCGGCGGTGCTGTAGGTGACACTCCAGGTGATCGAGTCAACCTGCACCGTGTTACGGTTCGGCCCACCACCATGACCCGTTGCGGCGATCTCGATCTCGACGTCAGAACCGTCGGTCACGTCCTGCCCGGAGAACGTGCCCTGGACGTCGGTGCCGTTCGGGTTGGACGTGGAGTCGATAGTGCCTGACGCTAGTTGCGCAACCGAGGAGCCGTTTTCATGCAGCGTGATAGTATACGACGGAGTACCAGCACCCGTGCCAGACGTCCGCATCCGTACGGTGATCGTCTGGTTATCCGTGCCCGTCGTCAGAGGACCTGCCGGGTCTCCCATCGACCAGCGACTCGTCCAGTTCGCGTCGAAGGCGTCGGTGGTGAAGGTACCATCCGCAGCCCCGGTAGCATTCGCTGGAGTGGAGCAGTTACCAGTGAGGTGGGCGTCCGCATACTTGGTCTCAGTCGCCACTGCTAATTCACCCCCTCTCTAGGGAGGAGATGACTACTCAGAGAGTAATACGCCAGATACCGTTCGCGTCCCACACGACGGTAAAGGTACCGTTAGTCACAGACTGCACACCGCCGAAGTAGTTGAAGCAGATGCCCTGATCTGCGACTGGAGTCGTCAGCGTGTCGCTGTAGACGAGGCAGCCATACACGTTTGCCAGGTCTGCAGTAGAACCGGTAGATGCAGTATCATCTGCATCCATAAACACAGTTGCCGCAGTAGCCCTGTTAACAGACTGAGTTCCTAGCGTCTGGCCACCCTGAGCCCACTCACCGGCCTCATAGACCTCGTTAGTGTTAGCCCACTGGCCGGTGTTGTAGGCAGTGCTTGCAGCTGCCGCGTCCTGGTCGGGAGTAATGCTGTTGTTGTACAACGGCACCTTGATCGTATCGCCACCAGAACCGACATCGAATGCGGCAATGTTCTCAACGACGTCAGCAATGAATGCGCGGAAAATCTCGCTGCTAGTCCAGGCCATGATTAGTCCTTTCTAAAATTGGCCGTTGCTACGGGTGCGAGGACAGCTACATCCTCGCCGTCATCACGAACTGTCCGGAAGTTCATGATGGGTCTACCACTATCAGTAAGCTGTACCTGCTCTTTGCCAATGTAATCCTGACGCTCCTCGGCCACTACCTTAGCTGCCTGACCTTCCTGAAGCATCGGTGCCGTTACGTTACCCCAACCAGGACAGTTATGAAAGCGCGTATGGATGTTAGGCTCACGCGTTACATCCCTCTTGTTACAACGCGGACAGTACCAACGTGTTACTGGCACTGAAAGCACTACTCCTCCGCTAGCCACCACTGACATCCCTCCCTACGTTAGAGCTGCCTGCTGTCTTTGCCTGACGCATATTAGCTGCCTGGGACTGCCGCGGCATACCTGCTTCTGGCGCCTCCGGCTCTTCAGGTGCTTGTGGCGTACTTACCTCACGCCGAGTATTGACATCAGCAGGAGGCATATCCATTTCATCGCGCAATGTCGTTTCAAGAGTTTCATCAGGCGTGATTAGCTTAGCTCCGACGAAGTTACGCATTGCGAAGGAAAGCGTGCGAACATCCTGCCACTCACCAATACGACGCGCAACGAGCTGCGGATACTTATCGCCGAAGCGACTAAAGTTCATATCCACCAGTTGCGGAATGGCGTAGTGGTTAAAAGCATCCGCAATGATGTCAGCAATATCACGCGTGCTCTTCAGGAATGTAGCCTGCTTATCTTCCTCGACAGCCTCGTTCATAAACGGCGCTAGGATGTTCTTCTGAATCTGTAGATCGTGGTGCTCGATGGATTCGATGGCGTTGACGGGCTGTCCTTCAAGCTTGGCAAAGATAATTTCCCAGTTGGGCGGCAAGACAACATGAGCACGCTCGTTTGTCCTAAGGTTCGCACCGAGCTCTTCAGCAAGACGACGATCGCCTTCGGTGAAACCTGGCGGCAGCTTAATGATCGGAATGCCAATGCCATGCCGCTCCTTCTGGATCGCATCGATCTTGTACAGCTGCTCCTTGAAGTACCAGTGCTTGTACGCAGAGCGCAGAAGCGAGATACCTTCGAGGTTGCCTGCTTCGCGATCGTACGAAAAGACCAGGAGCTTAGAAATCGGGATATATGGACCCTTAGGCTGAACTGTGGAGGCGTAAGGGTACATCCAGAAACCCTGAGCACCGCCCTGAGCATCGATATCCCATTCCTGGATATCCATTGGGTGCCTAGGTGCAAGCTTCTTCCACCCCAAGACAGGCTGGCCTTCCCAAATCATGGGTTCCCAGACCTTCTCGAATGTATAGAAGCCATAGTCAAGCATCAGCAAAGCTTCCCGGATAACCTGGTTGAAGCTAATACTCATGCCGTACTTAAGGTTCCACTCTACAAAGCGGGCAATCTTCTCACTTCGCGTGTTACCAGGCTCACCAGGCTTAACCATCCAGCGAGCAGTTTGTACAGGCGTCTTGACAAGGCGAAGCGAACCGCGTACAGTACCATCACTACGCCGCATGCGGTCGTACTTCTGCAGGCCTGCAAGGCCAGTCATCTCTTGATTGTATTCCTGGCGTGCCCATGAACCGAACGGTGAAGGAGCCGAAGACCCAATCTCGGTCATGTTAATTGCAGTCTCATCCGCAAGCTGCTTAACAGGCGGAAGCGGTGGCGGCTCGGCAAATTCAATAGCATCGCTAGGTGCAGTCTTGGGGGACACGATCAGGTAATCGGTACCTACAGCCTCGACACGGTTGTGCTTGAGAATTTCGTTGAGACTCGGGTCCGTGTCCCGACGAGACCACAGGGAGCGGAGGCCCATCAGAAGACACCTCCTGTAGTGAAGAACGAAGTGGATCCCGCAAATGCTGATTCGGGCGTACGAAGCGAGGAAACTGTGTCAGAGAGGTGGTGCGTTGCACCCAACCTGAATCGATGCATCAGACCATAACGAAGCGCATCCACTGTGTGATCGGACATCTTCTCACCGAACTCAGGAACGTTGCGCCCTCTAATAGGAGCTCTGGACCTGTAGTTGTTGATCTCTCGGATGGTGTTGACACAAGAAGGATCGACAAAGAAAGCCGGCTCGTAGTAAGGCGCACCATATTCATCGGTGACAACGATTCCGCCTTCGGTCTTCTCTCTGTCTGCACGCATGAACGTGCGCATCAGGTCGACGCCTTCCCGCCAGTTCACTTTTGCCTTGTCATCAGCAATGCACGCGACCAATTGCTGACTTACGGTCATGGCAGCTTCGGGATCGGCGGCATCCCCGAAAGCCATGTCAAGGTGGTAACCCTCTGGCTGCTCTCGCTCCTTCATAATGGCGATGTGCTCGGTCAGTGTGAGATACGGCTTATAGTGTTCTCTCCACACGAAGACCCTGTCGTCAGGACTTACTTGGAACTCGACGGCAGCCAGAGGGTTAGTATAGCCCCAGTCGATGGTCATGTAGTTAGGCCATGCTGGGTTAAACCTGTGCGTACGAACGTGGGTGTTGTCATCCCACTCAGGGAAAATCTTGCCGACAAAGGATGCGAAGTCGGCACCGATCTCCTGCAGAAACCATTCAGGCGTAGTAGTCCGCTTAAGTGCGTGGATCTCGGGATCGTCAATACCTTCAGGATAGACCTCAGTATTGAACCAGCTCGGGAACCGCCACGACTCGTACATCGGCTCGTTCTCATTCTTGCCGAGCAACCACAGGTCGTAGAGCCAGTTGAAGCCTTCGGGCGTAGTAGGGAAGTCTGCAGATCCGCGACGGTCAGCAAGAGCTGGTCGCACAAAACGTTCCCAGGTCTCGATCTTGTGCTTGGCTGCTTCGCTGAGGACCGCCCTGTCGAGTGATTCCCCGACCAGATTCTCAGGGTGATCTGCGCTTCGAACTTCGATCTCGGTTCCCCACGGGAAGCGAATGTACATCGTCCCGCTGCGCTTGTTATATGCCTTCTTGATTCGCTTATCCCGCCCCATTCGCATCTTGACAATCAAGTTGTCCCAGACAACACGGAACTCCTTCTCGCCCAAGTCGTAAGTAGGACCGATAATCCAAATACGCTTATTGGGCTCGAAGGCCATAGGACTGATGTCATGTCCTGCCATAGTAGACTTGCCGAACCTACGGCCGCAGACAGGGATGCGGAAGCGTGCAGTGCTGTTGTGGTACAGCCACTGCGAAGGGTGAGGTTCGTATCCGATCAGCTTAAAGAGTGCAGACTTTGTGAGCCTAGTCGGAGTAACCTCACCATAGCTAGCCACGGTCTACAGGCCCGTACCGTCGTGGCCGCTGTCGTCGCCGTGGCCGCTATCGTCGCTGTGAGAAGTGTGAGGAGTAGCAACCGCCATAGCCTCTTGCAGCATCTCGACCCACTCAGCTTCCTTCGGCACCTCGTCGCCGATCTTACCAAGGGTACGGTCGAGCACAGTCTGCGCTGCGGAAAGACGAACACGCGAGTTCGGGTCGTTCAGGGCGATGTGCACAATCGACTGAGCTGCCGCTGCACTGGCCTCTCGAAGGATCCGACGGGCCATCTCCTCCTCAGTCTCAGAGGGGTTGACACTACGTTCCATCTTCAAGGAGTCTAGGGCCTCCGCCGCATCCCAGTTGTCGAATCCGTCCATTTGGCGTCAGCTCCTTCCGGTGTAGGGTGTAGGGTGTAGTTTGCAGTTTGTGTTCAGTCTTGCTCTTGTTCTTATAGTAAACCCTTAGTATGGAGACCCGCAATGGGTTCTTATATAACAGTAACACATGCCTGCTTATTCTCACGGTGCGTAGACCCCTCCGGTCACTTACTGAGTAAGTATCTTATCGAGTAATATAGTTATTTATAATTCCATATTACATAGTAAACACGTGTTGACATCAATTCGAAAAGCGAGTATAATAAAGACATGAGTGGAGAGATGAAAGGGGGTGTCGAAATGCTTTCGACTCAATTCGAAATCAAAAGGAGAAAAGAAATGACAATCGAATTCACGAAACTCGTTGTTGATGACGAAATCACGCTTTATGGAATTCACTCGATCATCAATGCAGTTTTCGAAAAGCTCGAAATGACAAAGCGAATTCCTCCTCAAATGATGTACAACTACGCGAAGAATGGAAGAATTCGTAAGAATGGAAATGGAATGGTTTCTCGCGAAGACGCTATTGCATTTCTCGAGTCGTATTTGACAAAGCAATTGTCGAAGAAGTCAACTACGAATCACAAGTCGAATGTCGAAAGTGCATTCGTCGAAAGCTAATTAGATAAACTCTTTCATCTCTTACTCATAAAGAAAGAAAAGAAACTCACTTCGAAAGGAGTGAGTTTCTTTTTGTGTTTTGTTTTCTTTATGATAAAGACTCTTCCGGTGGAAATTACATAACATTCCGGACCCTTGGCAGGCGGGCGTACACGTGCGCTTGAAGAAAAAGGTCCCAGGGGTACTACCTGTCGTACCTTGGCAGGCCACTTTTAACAAAGGGACCCTGGGGCCGAGGGGGCCTAATAGAGGGGGCCTAGGGGGCCGCTTAATAACCCTTGGCAGGCGCAGGCTCGAGGGCGCTTGAAGGTCCGGACGGCCAACGGCGCGCCGTGTCTCGAGGACAAACCACAGGGAGGTCGACTGGATTCGGGACGGGGGCGGCGGCGGTGGGAGGGGCGGGCCGGAGGGCCTCTGGGGTACGACCGGGGCGGCTGTTTTTGAATTAGGGCTAATGAGGCAACGAAAGTGTTATATAATAGCCACAATGAGGATGAGGCTTTATCTCAAAACAGGGGGGTTCTATACACGTAAG